TTTCTTAGTTTACGTGGGTCAATATATCTAAGTTCCTTGATACCTGCAACGGGATTTTCTCTGTCTATTACTATATGGTAATACAATCTACCGTCAACATAGTATCTACGGAAAATATCTTGCGCCATGTTTGTATAGTTCATGAGTCGCATGATATTATTAAATTCTTGTTTAATTGCGTTCTTGATCTTTTCTGGTTGCTTTAGATCATCAAGAACCAACTTTAAAATAACACCATCATCATCTTGACAAATTGCTTCGTTGATGATATCGTCAATTGCTGATTCAATTTCTGGTTGCATAGACATTTCACGATAACGTGAAATAAGTTCTACTTCATTTTTTGCAGTACCATCTAAATCTACATACGTACCATAATACGCAGCAGAAGTAATAGTCAACGCTCCATCGTCATTATTTGGTGGAGAAAATGACTGTTGAACTGCTTTTTCCTCGTCTTTTTTGTCACGAGAAATGCTAAATCCAAACAAACTAAATTTTGCTAAAGATGACATATTTGTTTTGTTTCCATTTCATAAAAAAATCATAAAAGGGGGGATTTCTCCCCCCTCATTACATATTATTAACTTGTTGAGTCTGAAGTCCAGTACTGATATGCAAACGATACTGTATAGTCTTCGATTGTATCATTACTGTCCCATGCAACATCGATTGGTGCTAGATCAATCGGGAACATACCAATGAAAGAATAATCTTTAATTACGTTTGGTCCTGATTTACTATACTGGTTTACGATTGCATCAACTGAGTATGAAGATGGTGAAAGTGAACTAGAATCTCTCACGTTACTAACATGAGAGTTGATCAGGTTCATCCAATTCTCCAAAGACCTACGAATAGCAAAATCTTCATCGTTGATGATTGTGATTGTCCAATCGTTAAACACACGGTTACCTGCAAACTTCAGTTCTCTACCAAAATATGGTAGAGAAACTGTGTTTACCTGTGATCCAGGAAGTTGAGCTGCTTTACATAAGAATGATACTTTCTGTCCAGCCGCACTTGCTCCAGCAACTTGTGATGGGAATACTAGAGTTACGGAGAATAGATTGGGACGAGCACCGTCACCAACTAACGCCGATCTAAATTCTGTTACATTAAAAGCCATTGTTTTCTCCTATTATTATTCTATTTATTACGGATTAGAACCAACGATAGTAGAGAAATCAACACTACTACCAACCGCAACGAAATTCAATTGAATGTAGTTAATAGAACGTGCTGGTTTAATGTAAATATCCCCAATGAACCTATTACTGTCAATAACCTGTGCTGTGTTGTTAGTTGTATCACAAACTACTTTGAAATCGGTAATACCTCTACGACCCAAAACATCACGCAAGAATGGAGTTACTAAAGCAACAAATTGTGCACGAGTGAATTCATCATTCAATTCAAACAATGAGAACTGAGCTGCCTTACCAATTGCTTTTTCAAGAGTGATGAACAATCTACGTACATTGATGCGATCAAACGCAGAAGGTTTGTTTTGGAATGTCTTATCACCGAACAGGACAATCCCTTGACCTGGGAAAGATACAACAGAGTTAACGCCTGCTGAGTAGAGTGTATCGCGATAAGTTTGTGATGGACTCCATGCAAGTTTAATAGCATTCTTGATCTGACCACGATTGAAACCAGCTGGTGAGTACCAAGGATCTTTAATGTTGTCTGTGTATACACACAATCCAGCAATATCACCATTCAATGGAACCCAACGATATACATTGTTGTATACGTCAAATTGGTATTTCCAACCAGAGTCTAGGAACGCATATGATGATGTTGGAAGTGTATATGTCCAAGAAAGAATACTAGAAGCTTCATTACCACTGTTGTTAATTACAGCACCAGCAGGTGGAGAGAAGAACCCCACACAATCTGAACGAGTATTAGCAGCAGAAGAACCAGCACCACCAGTAATATTATTGATGATCCATGATTGTACGGTAGCATTAGCACCACCACTCAATACTAATGAAATGTCAACATATTCTTTGTTGGTGAATAGGTTGTAACCACCTATAGTAGTTGCATCGGTTCCAATGTCATCGACACCACCAGAGAATGGTAGATATTGATTTGTTGTTGTGGTTGCAAAATTAGTGTTTGCTGCAAGAGATCCCCAGATAGAAGATGTGTTTGCGTAATCAACAGGATCAACAGCATAAACATACTTTGAGGTGTTGAATACAACCTGTTTGTAGTAGTTTGAACTTCCATCATTCAGATTAACAGCATCTCTTGCTTTTGAAACGAATGGGAATGTTTCTAGAACTGTTCCTTTTGTTCCAGAGAATAAACCACCAGCATCAATAACTGCAATGTGAAGTTCATCATTTGAACCACCTAAACTAGATGTGTATGATGATGTGTTTGGTGCCGAACTAAAAAATCCAGTTAAAGCAATAGATTGTGTACCATTGTTAACTGTCCATGTGCTAAACTGTGAAGTGTTTGCACAAACAGCAACCGACAAAGAATTACCAAGAACACCCGGATATTTTGCAACGAAAGCACCTAAAGTGTTGTTATTGGTAATATTATTTAGATATTGATATTGAAATACATCTCTGCTTTGGATAACAACATTTGATCCTGCTGTATTTGCATCAGCATTAACACTGGTTGAACCAATAGTTCTAACAACACTTAGGTTGTTTCCGTATGACAAGAAATTAGCACAAGTGAAGAAAGAGTTTGCTGAGTTGGCGTCTGGTGCACCAAATGTCTTTTTCAGTGTAATTTCACTATCAACTAAAATGATTTTATTAGCCGGACCCCAAGAGAAATATCCAGCATAAGCACCAGCAGTAGTTAAAACCGAAGGAACGACTGTGGTTAAGTCTATTTCGTTAATTTGAGTGCCGGGAGAAAGTTGAAATCCCATTTTAATCTCCTTAAATTATTATATGTTTTTTGGCAATTAGTATACCATAACGATATTTATCAAAAGGATGTTTTATATTCATCCCGTAAACCCTTGAAATATCCAGCATAAACTTCACCCCCACCAGCTTCTTCCCAAACATCACCACCCCAAACACTGAAGTCATTTCCATTAACCCCATCATCTATGATAGGTGCGGGTAGTATATCATCATCATGTTGGTTCATTGACTCCAACTGAAGTTGCTTTCTTAGATCGTGACTTACTATTTCTCTAAAATATTTCTGTGTTGTTGCCCAAGCAAATAATACTCCTGTCATAACAAGGTCATCATTAGCACCTTCTTCGGCAGCAAATGATGCTTTATTAGCAACAAATGTAGTCAATTCAGAATATGTATTGAAATCATTAATAATAAGTTTGTTCCCCTCAATCAATGTTTTAAGATTGGAACAACCAATCTTCTTTACTTGGGGAGACATTTTCAGACCCATTTGTATTCCACGAGCAAAACCAGCAGACAATTGTTGTGGTTTCTTGTTACCAGTGAATACTTTTAATAGGTTTTCATATTCAAAATCTTGATGTAATAAATCAGCAACTTGCGGGTTATTGTTTATTTCAACTAAGATATATGCATCATTATAATATCTAGCTGCGTTGTATATATAGGTTGGTAATAATAACGGTGATATCATCGGATTATTAAAACATGCAACCTGTCTATATGGTGTGTCAGACATACTCCATACAGAGAATGCTGATGAGTCCATATTTTTGCCTTCAGAAACATCCACTGTAATACAATAAAGATGATCTTTCTTTATCTCGTCCCCATCCTCCCTGATAGGTTGTTCAAATATACGTAATCCATCATGTTCTGATATTGGATCAATATATGCCATTTGTTGTAGTTTCAAACCAGAAACTAGTGTATTGGAACTACCAAGGAAATGAGTATTATGTGAAACAACACCGGCCGAATAATATGTTGAATGTTTTTTTACACCTACGGGGTCAAATACTTCAAAATTTCCAAACTCAGAAATAATACTTTTTATTTTTTTATTTGTTAAACTATTATTAGTAGTTATTTCTTCTGCTTTTTTAAAACCAATGTCGGTTAAAAAAACGTGTTTGCCTGAACATTTTATAAATG